ACGCACAGAAGTTGCCTTTTCTTCAAGAACAGCTTGCATTGCAGCTGATTTCATCAAACTAGCAACACCACTACGATTTAATTTAAATTTTAAATTAGCCATAGCGCTCCACCATCACTTTCTTATTCCAATCAAGTGGGATTAAATCTTCGATACCCTCGATTGGAAAACCAAAGGTACGCCAGCGTTTGCCAAAGAATTTTACTTCCTTGTCTTCCCAATCATTAGTATCTCCTTTAGGGATTGCCAACGTATATACAGCTTTTTTGCCCGTTAAAGTAAGTTGATTGACAATATCATCAGTTGAAGTAGGGCTGACCAATACATTTTCAACAACAATATCTGTTTCTTCGTAGATTGGATTCCCGAATGGATCAGTTCCCGTCTTGGTCAAACCCACCAATTGAATTGTTATGCCTTTCAAAAGTGCCATAAGGTTCGATCACTCCCATCCGCTGCCGTCTTAAGCCAAGGCGGCTTAATTCACTATTCTTAATAAATAAACCGCCTCCGGGAACAAGGTAAGATCCAGAAACGGAATAACCCAATGCCCCTTCTGCATACTGGGTCATAGGCTCCTGATCAGTTGATGTCATTAATGTTCTAGCTACAACATCAACAGTTACCGATTTAACAACATTCAAAAAGTAATCTGGTTTCATATTAATCATATTGTCCAAATCTTTACCTACCTTATCAGCTTCCATTCGTAAAGAATCAGAAACGACATCAAGTAATTCAGTAGCACGTGTAGTTTCTTCTGGCTTAAGGGCACGCCATAGGTTTGACAAATCATCAATAGTTGCAAAGGCTGCCATGAACTCACTTCCCTTGCATCATCAAATCATACAATTCTTGCTTTTTAGAGCTAGGGTTATACTTGATGCCAAATGCATCTAATTCCTGCATGATTTGCTTTTTAGTAATGTCTTCTAATCCAGCCACTTGTTCATCTTTTTCATCGGCTTGTTGTTCTGGAGCAACAGCTGGTATTTCAGCTTCATCGGCAGGATTTTCAATTTTTACTTCATTCAATGCTTTTTGTTCTTCATCAAGTTTTGGCTCATCTTTCAACAAGACCCAATCGCCACCAGAAATAACAAAGGGGCTACTAAAAGTAACCCCTGTTTTGATATTGTGATATTCCATTATTGTCCGCCTCCTGCAGCTGGTTTGATCACACGGGCAAAACTAGCTTTGTCCAAGATCCCCCACCCTAAATATGTTTCGGAACGTAACAAGATTTCGTTGTGTCCAGCCAGGTCACGCCCGCTATTATCAGGGTCACCAGCAGTATGGACTTGCAAACCAATATTTTTTGCATATCCCCATTTCACAGAATTTGCGAAATCCCCAACGTAAATTGAAGTATCACCGACTGCTGATACAGTTTCATTGATATCGATTTTCATACCTGCTAAATTTTCTGGTTTAGCACCCATACGAAATTCTGGATATTGACGTACTCCATTCACTTCAACTTTTGACAAGTCACGACCAACGACCGGTGCCATAGCAATTCCTGTTGTGATTCCTTCTGAATTTTGTACCATGAAAATCGCATCTTCCAATACGTCATCAACTTTCGCTGCATCATATTCAACGGTTTGATCAACAACTGTGTCAAAGCTTTTGCCACTAACTAGTTCAGATACCAATTTTGTACGTGGATTAATGCCGTGGAATGACATTAAATCTAAACCACGTGCTAGTTTTTTCGAATATCCATCAGCGAATTCTTTCAAAATATTTAATTGGGCCTCTTCACCCGAGAACCACATTTCATCGGAAAATCGTGCACTATATTCGACTTTTACAGGCATCATTTTAACTTTTTGAATTGTAGCCCCACCTACTGATTTCGCACCACCTTCATCTACTAAATCAATATCTTTATCCAATGTAAAACTAAACATCTCGTTACCGTTAAAAGCAACTGGTTCTTGTTGTGTTAACAAAGCTAAAGAACTATGTCCTTTTACTTTGTTGATCATTCCTGCAATTCTTTCTGGTGTAAATAATTCGTCTCTTTTCATTACATTAGTCATGTTGTTATTCTCCTCTATCGTTTAATTTTTTTAGCATTTCTTTTAAATCTGCATCTTCATCTTTTTCTACTACTGGTTCAGTATTTTTCAAAGGTGGCGGCGTTGGTTTCTTGCTTACGAAACCTGCTAACCGTTCTGCATCTGCTTTGATACTTTCCTCATCAGAACCAATCAAACGATCCGCCAAATCAATAGGCAATCCGTTTTGTAATGCAATTCTAGTGCGCAAATTCACTGTTTCTTTCTCAGCAATTTGTTTATTTAGATCAGCTATTGTTTGCTCATGAGTCTCAGCGGCAGTGCTTGTCTCCTCGATTGTTGATTTCAACGAATCTACTTCTGTTTCTAATGCAGTATTACGTGCTTTGATTTCATCGTAATCAGCAAACTTTCCTTTTTCACGATTCAATCTCTCCTGGATAATACGGTCCAGTTCCTCTTGTGTTTCGATTGCTTTGAATGTCATAATACAAACTTCCTTTCTCCTGCTTGCCCGGCAGTTCGGTAATTTTGCGTATTAAAAAACGACTACCGTTAAATAGTCGTCTAATACCTTTTTTGTTGTTTTTTCTTGGGCTTCTTGATACTGCATGCCCAATGCGCTAATAGCGCACTATCCATTAAACAGATATCTCTATCATCAAATTGCGATTTATAACCAAATCCACCATTGCTTCCGATATTACGTTTCTCACTGTTCGTAACTACCGAACTTAGTGACGGTTGATCTTTGTGGCAAATGGTTTGTTGGAATATTCCCTGTTCCCACAACGAATTGGCGGTAATGATTTCGGATACTTTAGGAAGTACTGGATCCTTGAGTTTAAAATCTGCCATTTCTTTGGTTAGGATATTTTGACCGCCGGCACCGTCAATAACCACTGTATTTACGTTAGCTTTTCTCAAGAAATTAATGATCCATTGATTGCCATTTCTTACAGACACACAATCAATTGTTTCAACGAATATTTTTCCGGATAAAGTTTTAACCGCAATACTCATTGCAACGTTCTGACCATCATTCCCATACTTGATACCAACATACAGAGGTCCTTTCAATACAGGCAAAGCTACTACTTTCAATCTTGACCAATCACTAGCAGAAATAGCAGATTGATTGTACTTAGGCCAGTACCCTAAACGCTGCACGTTGTGATCGAGTTTGTCATCACCAAGTTCCGCTTCAATCTTTCTTTCCGTCAAATGATAACCTAATGAAGGATTGGAATTGTACCAAGCCTCGACATCATGGATATCTTTCATATCCTCAACTGACCATTCGGACCAACCAGAATACTTCGATTTACCAAACAGCGTTTTTTCGCGATAACTTGTAAAAACAGTACCACTAGATACCGGGGTAGGTGGTGTACCACACATGATCGTCATTGGGTTTTTGCTATCGGTTACGGTATACTTCAACGCTGATTCTTGTTCAGTGGTATATTCTTGGGCTTCATCGATTACAAGCAGATCAAATCCTTCACCAAGACCACCGCTAGATGTTCTTGTTCTAAATTGGATCACGCCGCCAGTCGCATACAACTCCAATCGTTCTTGGCCTTTGGCTTTGATTGAATTGAAGTCTTCGCCCTCAATATATCCCGAATCTTCAAGCAGTTTTTTTACTTGTTCATACGAAGCGTGAGACGTACTGATCCTGTGAGCCGTATGCAATATGCTTAATCCTTCTTCAAGCGCATCTAATTCAACGATGTAAATAACTTCGGTTTTACCATTTCGCCGTGGAATTGAGAAACCAAACTTTTGGTGAACCCACAAATCATCTTTATCGATGGCCAAAAGAGGTTCAAGCATATCAATTTGCCAATCGTAACAGTTTCGTCCAGTTCTTTGGTATCTTTCAACCGCTCTTTGAGATACAGATCTATCATATGGAAGAATTACCGATTGAGTAGGATGTTGATTACCAAATTTCACTTTAGTAGTCATAAAATATCCCCTTTCAATCTCGATCATGCATGATAACCCTGTCGCTGGGAGATATTGGATCACGCATCCTTTCTCAAATTAAGACTTTTCCTATTTTGAATTTTTTGTTCCCTTTGTGGATCAGACCATGTTTTTGACCAAACATTTTGTTTTCGCCCATCGCCTGGCTTGTATTCGACTATACATTTACACCTTTCGTGCCTTCTGTAAATATCATCTGGTAAATCGTAATAATCAAATGATCCAGCTAGTTTTCTACACCAGTCACATGCATGACCAACGAGGGTTCTGTTGATTCTTGGTCTAAGACCTGACTTTGCATGAAAATCAACATTTGCTTTAATAACATCGTCAACAACACTTTGGCTAAAATTCACAATTGGTTCTCCTAATACCCATTTAACAGAATCGAAATCTTCCGCTGCAGATATTTTATTTACAAGACCATTTACCCTATCTTGATTGAAATCAGGCTTCTGACCTTTAATTTTAATTGCAGCTTCTTTGTTTAACTGCTCTTGAACATCAATAGCAAAATTTGAAATCAAATCGTAATTATTTTTCAGCGTTTCATTAAGCAACCGATCGGCAATATTAAAATACATTTTCCCGTCAGGAAGGATGTCAATGCTGATATTGCTGCCTAATACATTTGCTAATATTTCTCCAATTTCAATAGCAAACTCATTTACATTTTTGTATGTGGCCTTACGATTTTTGAGCAAAGAAAAAGCAGACTTCAACTTCTGACTGTTGATTGTCTGCTCACTAAAATCATTTTTGATTTTTTCAAGTAATGCGGGAACAATGTCATTATCCATTACTATCGCCACCTTTTATTCCAGTTAAATCTCTAATTATTTCACTATTGATATAACCTGGAATTGCTTGATTCAATTTAATCGCACCATCGCCAATCAACGTGAGTGTATTGGCATCAGCTTCAAACAATGGTTCCCATTTGGGAATTGTTTTTGCAAATTGATATCTAAAATAGGGGTAATCATCACGTAAACAAGCAGCAATAAATGCTACATTCAATATTCCGGAACCTAACGATCGTTGTGCTTTACGCCCAGCTAGCCTTAAATTTTCATGACTAGCCCGAATCGCTTCAACCGATGACGGATTATCAGAAACAAATCCCAAATCATCCAATGTAAGTCCTGTCTCACCAGCAAACCCAGCCGCTGCAGTTTTTAATTGCTCTGTAAATGGTGTCATGCTAGAAGTCGTGAATTGACCAACTGTAGGGCTGCCACCGTCTTCACCTTTAGTAAATTCAAGCATCGCCGAAATTGTTGCCTTCCAAGTATCCAATGGTTCTGAATCTTGATCTGTTCCTAAAACATATTTTTGCGGAAATGAGTAAAATTCTGCGGTGATATCTGCACGTTCTAGTGTACGTTTTGCGTATGATTGGTAATACATACCTGATCGTGTAATACGAGAACGACCAAATGGCCGAACTGCATCTGGCCGATGAATTACCGGCACTAATAATGGATAATCAAAACTATGTTCGATAGGTTCATCCGGTATATTTTCATCAGCATAATAGTAATGAGTTATACCAGGCAGAAAATATGCTTCGATAGATGGCTTTCCATCTTTATCTCTTTCGAGAACTGCGTACCCCTCAGTTAGCAAACCAGTAATTGGATCAATTATGCCTGTTGCATTGCTCGCTTCAATTATTTGTAATCTAGGTATTTCTCCTTCACCCCTTGAAATATAAACGAAAGAACAAGAAGCAATCAAAGATGACAAAACCAAGCTATCAAAAAATACATCCGGATTATTAGCTTCAAAAATTTCATTTACCTCAAAGTCATCATGTTCAAATTCACGAAAAACTAAACGATCAGCCAAAGAATCCACCCCTTTGGCACACCATCCTAAAACTGATCGATATCTTTTTCTTATTTCAGGTGGAATTGTGATTCCGAAGCTTGATTCATTCTTCTTCATATCGTATTGTCTATACCTTAAATCAACACGAATTTTATGAGTAGCTAGCTTATTTCTTAGGTACTCAATGCCATAAATTTCCATTATTTAACTCCTTTCAAAAAGTCGCGCGAGAAAAAATGTACAGTGACGGCGTGAAGCTCGTCCGCCAAGGCGGAGGGGTACCCATCCCCCCTTCTCTTTTCACTCGTATCAGTTTTTAATTTCTTTTTGGTATGATTGTATCTAAATTATTCAACCGTCATAAGAAGCCCAATCAGTGCTTTGTGGAAGGTTTCTGTTCCCCACAACGTTGGGTACCTCATCTTTGATTGATTATAACT